AGCAAGCCCGCCTACTACGCTGAACTAAAGAAAACAAAGGAACAAAAAAATGAGTAGATTTATTGCAGCTATGGATCACAGCGGTGGTTCAACAGGCGGCGTACTAGAACGTTACGGACGTGAGTACACAGAAGATAACAAAATGGATCGTGTACACGAAATGCGTATGCGTATGGTTAACTCACCTGACTTCAACGACAAAAACATCTGGGGAGCAATCCTCTACCAAGACACAGTTACACGTGGAATGGTTAACATCTTGGATGACATGGGCATTGAATCGTTTCTAAAGATTGACAGTGGCTGTGAAGAAAGCGGTATGCTCAAACAGTTTCCAGTAAAACAAATGCTAGAGTGGGCAACTAAACGCACACCAGAAAACGGATCTATTGGTGCTCAAATCTATGGAACAAAGATGCGTAGTATTGTTAAAAGTGTAGACATGGTTAGAGCAATTCTTACACAACAGTTTCAACTAGCAGAAACTATTTGTAGCTACGGACTTGTACCTATCATCGAACCTGAAGTTCCTATTGATCATCCTGAGAAAGAACTAATCGAACAACAGCTATACGAACTATTAGAGAAGTTCTTAAATGAGAAAAAATTTAAAGTTATTCTTAAACTAACGCCGCCTGAAGTTCCTAACTTGTATCATAACCTAACAGTCAAGCACAATGTAGAAAAGGTTGTGTTCCTAAGTGGCGGATACAGCACAAACGAAGCGTGTAACAGACTTGGACTTAACGAAAATGTAAGTGCTAGTTTTAGTAGAGCGTTATCCCAAGACCTATATTATAACTTGACAGATGAAGAGTTTAATGCTATAATTAGTAGTAACATTAAACAAATAACAGAGGCAAGTTGATGGCGAATTATATTCTAGTAGATACAGCTAACACATTCTTTCGTGCAAGGCATGTAGTACGTGGTGATATTGACACTAAAGTTGGCATGGCATTACATATTACTCTTAACAGCATTAAGAAGGCTTGGCAAGACTTTGATGGCACTCACGTCGTGATCTGCTTAGAAGGTCGTAGCTGGCGCAAAGACTATTACGAGCCTTACAAGCGTAATAGACAAGTTGCTCGCGACAAGTTAACTGTACAAGAGAGTGAAGAAGACACAGCGTTTTGGGAGATCTTTGACGAGTTTAAGAACTTTATGACAGAGAAGACTAACTGCACTGTTATTCAGCATAAACAACTCGAAGCTGATGATCTTATTGCAGGTTGGGTACAATCACATCCTAATGATACACATGTTATTATTAGTACAGACGGTGACTTTGCACAACTAATTGCTCCGAATGTAACACAGTACAACGGTGTAAGTAATACTATTATTGCACACGACGGCTACTTTGATGATAAGAAGCGTGAGCCTATTATTGATAAGAAGACTAAAGAGCGCAAGCTTGCACCCGAGCCTGACTTTATGTTGTTTGAAAAGTGCATGCGAGGCGACACAAGTGATAACGTGTTTAGTGCTTATCCTGGTGTGCGTAAGAAAGGCACTAAGAATAAAGTTGGTCTTATTGAAGCATATGCTGATAAGACTACAAAAGGCTTTAACTGGAATAACATGATGCTACAACGTTGGACTGATCATAATGGCACAGAGCATCGTGTGCTAGATGATTACAATCGCAATGTTGTACTATGTGACTTGACTGCACAACCTGCAGACATTAGAGAGATTATTGACACAACTATTGCAAACGTAGAACCTAAAGACATTAGTCAAGTCGGTATGCGTCTTATGAAGTTTTGTGCTAAGTGGGATATGCAGCGAGTTGCTGACCAGGCACAATATTATGCACCATCATTACAAGCGAGGTACCCTAAATGAATGCAAAGGAAATTATTAAGAACAAGTTTTGGATTGTCGAAGACCATGGCGAACGTGTAGGCACATTATCGTTGCGAGACGATCAATACATGTTAAGTAACAGTAACGGAACACGCTTTTTTGCTGACGAGAAGCAACTCGAGCGGTCTTTTAAAGCTAACATCAATTGGACCGACCTTGAAATTACTGAAACTATATCTAACGAAGTAAACAATTATCCTACAAGTTGTACACCGTATAATAGTATGTTTGATATTAAACGTAAGTTGCCACTGTTTACAAAAAGTGCAAAATCTAAAAGTTTGTATTGTGCTGGATATTATATTATTAAGTTTGATAAAGGATGGGTTAAAAGTTTTTGTCCTAAACAAATAACTGTAGAACGTTACGAAACTAAGGGTCCTTTTAAGTCTGAAATTGAAATGAGAACGGAGTTAAGCCGTGTCAACAAATGAGCCATTAAACACTGCTCCTATACAGCAGTTTATACAACAAACTAAAAGTGCTGACCTAAGTAATGCTAGAGAAATAAAATTAGACATTGCAAATGCAAAACGTCTAGCATTTACACTAGGTGAAGTAATGGCACGACTAAACGGTGATCTCGAAAAGATACTTGTTACTAAAGGAAGTGGGGCAGACGATATTATTCAAATTAATATGGATGCAGGTTCTAATTGGAAATAATGTACGTAGATAATACTTAAAAAAGATAAATATATGCGTAGTTAATTAAAAGGAACCACGCATATGAGCAGACCAAAGCCAGTTGTACTAATCGAATACATCGATAAAAAGACTTATAAATCAGAGCAGGTGCTCCGAGCTGAAGCAATTTGGGCAGTTTTCTATCAAGGAGCACCGTTTAACTTAAAGAGTGCAAACATGTTAACTAACTACCCAGGGCCTAAATATAAAAAAGTATCTTTTTCTAATCCTGGGCATGCCCATAATCTTGCTAAAAAACTAAACGATATGTTTAACAGTAACGAGTTTACCGTTATTAAACTTACTTCAGGCGAAATAGAAGAAGAATGAACTGGAAAGAAACATACACTCGTATCTTTTTAAAACAATCTAACATAGCTGTTACCGAAGCTACATTAAAAGAGCATATGCCAGTTTGGTGGCAAAACACTCGAGCAAAGGATGTAGGTGGACTTAGGTTAACCGACGAAGGTCTAAGATTCATAATGGAAGATTTGCAATTAACAATGTACGATGTACCGTATCCGGTCGCCTTTGAAATTACTACGCAAGTTATATTGTTTTTAGATCAATTTATTGATTGTCCCTACTACATGGGCAGGCGTGGGATATCAGTAACAAACGAAAAGAAAGCTATGGAATTGCATCTCTTTAGTGGCGATATCCGTAAGTATGGATTAACAAAGGCAATGAAAAGATCAAAAGATGATTGAATATATTGATACATGTAAGTCTCTTGTTTCAGAACTTGATCCGTTTACATTTCAACTAATTAAAAAAGACATATCTAATATCCGTAAAGAGATAAATTCAGATGAACTAGTCGGCGATGTTCTTGTGAATTTTCATCGCAGTGTTAATGAACAAATTAAGTTTCATACATTGCCAAATAGTAGAAGTGCAATAGAACGTGCAGTGTTGCAACTTATAGAATTACACGAACAACGATACAACTATCTTTCACGTATGTATAACTTTACTACTACTATCCCTGCTAATATCCCTGCTTACGAGTTTGAACGTGTATGGGTAAATTTTCAGCGACCAGGTGGATTTGTCCCATTACATCAACATAGTGGGCTGTATAGTTTTGTAATCTGGTGCGATATTCCTTATACTTTATCTAACCAAAGTAATGAATTTTCAGATGATCATAGAGTTGGAACATTTGAATTTGTTTATACAGATTGTCTTGGCAAATTATCATCACATGTATTGCCTGCGGACAAGACCTGGGAAGGACGCATTGCTGTCTTTCCTGCAGAATTGCACCATCAAGTTTATCCCTTCTATGATAGCAACGATTTTCGTGTAACAATCTCAGGAAATTTAAAATTAAACGCCAAAAGTACTTGACATTTGCTGTAATGGTGCTATAATATATGTATAGTTTAAATAAAGCAACGCAATAAGAGGGTACTACAATATGGAACATGCAACTCGCACAGTTACACCAAATGGCGCAAAAGCAAGCATTAAACATGCTCTTAAGAAGAAGCGTCCTATTTTCCTTTGGGGAGCTCCGGGCATTGGTAAATCAGACATTATTCGTCAAATTACTAATACATTTTCAAATTCACATTTAATTGACATTCGTTTGTCTCTTTGGGAACCTACAGATATTAAAGGTATTCCATACTTTGACAGCAATTCAGGTACAATGGTTTGGGGTGCACCTGAAGAACTTCCAAGCGAAGAGTTTGCTGCTCAGTTTGATCATATTGTTCTTTTCTTAGACGAAATGAACTCAGCAGCACCTAGTGTGCAAGCGGCAGCATACCAGCTGATTCTTAACCGTCGTGTTGGTACTTACAAGCTGCCAGACAACGTAATGATTGTTGCTGCTGGCAACCGCGAAGCTGACAAAGGTGTTACTTATAGAATGCCTGCTCCGTTAGCTAACCGCTTTATCCACTTAGAACTTGCTGTTAACTTTGATGACTGGTTCCAGTGGGCTGTGGATAACAAAGAGCACAGAGACGTAGTAGGATTTTTGCAATTTAGCAAAAAAGATCTTTATGACTTTGATCCTAGAGCGTCTAGTCGTGCATTTGCAACACCTCGTTCATGGTCGTTTGTTAGCGAGTTGTTAGAAGACGACTTAGACGAAAGCACTACAACTGACTTAGTAGCAGGTGCAGTCGGTGAAGGTCTTGCTGTAAAGTTTATGGCACACCGCAGAGTTGCTTCAAGCATGCCTAATCCAACTGACATTCTTAAAGGTACTGTTAAGGAGTTAAAGACTAAAGAAATTAGTGCTATGTACTCACTAACTGTGTCATTATGTTACGAACTAAAAGAAGCATGTGACGCAAACGATAAGAAGTTTGACGACAAGGTTAATAACTTCCTGCGCTTTTCAATGGATAACTTTGACACTGAATTAGTTGTAATGGGCATCAAACTTGCTCTTACACAGTACTCACTGCCAATCGATCCTGACGAAGTAGAATGCTTTGATGAATTCCACGAACGCTATGGCAAGTATATTACTGCCGCGCAACAGGCATAATCAATACTAGAACGAGCTCATTGAGCTCGTTCTTTCTGGTTGACATATCTGTAAATTAATGTTATAATGTATATATAAGTTAACAAAGGGGCAATACAATGGCTACTAAAGATACTGCAAGTAAACTAAAAAACTTTACACCAAATCCGGATATTACCGAAGACGAACTAGCTGTAATGCGTGTAGAAGTACTTGACCGTATTATTGTAGCTCGTGTAGGATTGCTACTACGTCATCCGTTTTTTGGTAACATGGCAACACGGTTGCGCATCCTAGCAGCAGATGATTGGCTTGGTACTGCTGCTGTTGATGGTCGTAACTTATACTACAACACACAATTCTTTAATGCAATGAATAACAAAGAAATTGAATTTGTTGTTGCACACGAAATTTTGCATATGGTATTTGATCACATGGGGCGTAGAGAAGACCGCGATCCTATGATCTATAATATTAGTGCAGACTATATTGTAAACAATACCTTAGTACGTGATCGTATTGGAACTATTCCAAGTATTGTACAATGTTATCAAGACTTCAAATACGAAGGTTGGACAAGCGAAGAAGTATACGATGATGTATACGAGCAAGCAAAACAAAATGGCGAAGAGTTCCTAAAGCAATTAGGTGAAATGCTAGATGAACACCTTGATATGGACGGTGAAGACGAAGGTAGTTCAGACGGTGAAGACGAAGGTGAAGACGTTAACGGCAACGCTACAAGTAAAAAACAGCCCAAATACACTGAAAGTGAAATGAAGCAGATTAAAGATGAGATCAAAGAAAATATGATCTCAGCGGCACAGAGTGCAGGAGCAGGTAATGTTCCAGGTGAAGTTGCACGTATAATTAAAGAGCTTACAGAACCTAAAATGAACTGGCGTCAACTTATTCGTCAACAGATTCAAAGTACTATTAAAAGCGACTTTACCTTTAGTCGTCCTAGTCGTAAGGGACAAATGAGCGGTGCTATCTTACCCGGTATGAACTTTGCTGAAACTATTGATATTTGCGTAAGCATTGATATGTCAGGTTCAATTGGCAATAAACAAGGTGCAGACTTTTTAGGCGAAATCCAAGGTATTATGGAAGAGTTTCCAGACTATAACATTAAAGTGTGGTGCTTTGATACTAGAGTATATAACGAGCAAGAGTTCACAGCAGATGGCGGTGAGGACTTACTTGACTACGAACTAATGGGAGGCGGTGGTACAGACTTTATGTGCAACTGGACTTACATGAAAGAACACGATATCCAGCCTAAGAAGTTCATTATGTTCACAGATGGATATGCTTGGGATAGCTGGGGTGATCCAGATTACTGCGAAACAGTGTTTGTTATACACTCACACCGTGATAAGAACTTAGAAGGACCATTTGGAGTAACTGCGCACTACGAGGACGCAGCTTAGTGCAAAAGAAACAAGATCCTAACCCTTTAAACTTTTTTGATATACGTATTCAAAGTAAGCCGTGTGTTCACTTTGAATACGTAAATATTCCTGTAAGATATAACTTACAACAATCAATTATTAAATGGATTACTGAAAATCTAAAAGGTAGGTTTTACGTTGGTACAACTATTGCGTTAACTAATACAGACGATTTAGAAAGAGTCATTAGAATAGGATTTGAAGATGCTAAAGAGTGTTCCTATTTCACTTTGGCATGCCCACATTTAAAATATAATTAAATACAATAACACTTATAAAGGAGAACTACAATGAGTGAAGATAAAGCAGTCGAAGCTGAAGTGGTCGACAATACTGCACAAGAAGCAGCAGCAGAATTAACCGTAACTGATTTAACTGCTCTAAAGCAAATTATTGATGTTGCAAGTAGTAGGGGTGCATTTAAGCCCAATGAGATGATGACTGTAGGTCAGACTTATAGTAAACTAGAGTCATTTCTTAGTGCGGTGTCAGCACAGCAACCCCCAGCACAAGGAGAAAAATAATGGCGTTAAAACATATAGGTCGCGTTAAAGCGAATCAAAGAAAAGTAGTAGTAGCATACAGAGTAGTTCCGGGAGAACCTGAACAATGTCTTATTGTACAGACTGAAAACTTATCAGCAGACGATCACGATTCATTAATGAAAGCAGTTGAATCATCATCTGGCCAAGAAGCATATGAGTTTGGTGAAGCTATGGCTAGAACTACATTACCAGACGGTAGAAACATGTTAACTGGTTTTCATACAACTGGAAAAATGCGTAAGTTTCCTACAAACTTAATTGAGATGCAGCCTGATAGGCAAACTAAGATCATGTTAGATGAACTTAATAGAATTATTGCTGAACAAAAAGGTGTTACTATTAACGATCTTGCGCTTAAAGGTCCTGATGGCGAAACTACAGCTTCTGAAACACCATCATCAGATCCAGTAGCAGCATATACAACTGATCCAGTAGTAGAAGCTTCTCCAGAAGTTACTCCTGATATACTGACTGATGATTTACTTGCTAAACAATATCGTTCGCAAGCAGATCGTCTAAGCAAAGAAGCAGCAGAGTTACGCAGACAAGCTGAAGATCTTGTGCCAACTAAAAAGAAAGCAGCGCCTAAGAAGACTGCTGCAAGTGCCTAAAAAGAAAAGTCTCCCGCAAGAAGTAGTAGATTTTTGGCCAGAAGTATTTAAAGACATTAGTATCGATGTAGTGCCTATTGAATATTTAGATAGTGTTCTTGTACATTTTGAAGACGGAAAGGTATGGGAAATTGATGTTAAAAGTTCTCTCAAGAAGCCGCATCTCGATATAGAAACTGCTATGGCAGACTTATTCGACGAGTACGAAGAAGTTATAACTAACATTGACTTTAGAATGGATACTGAAAAAGTCAAACGAGATGTTCAACGCCGTGTTGGTGTGTTTATGAAGAAACGAAAGTAGTCTTTCTTATCAAAAGCATAAATACATGTAACAACGGATTCAGGAGTTTATAGATGGCTTTACAAGTTAGACGCGGCACAAATGCAGAACGATTGGGAATAACCCCAGCACTAGGGGAATTAATATTTACCACCGATTCGAAAAGACTGTACGTAGGTGACGGTTCGACCGCTGGCGGACTTGCATCTGCAGGTTTAGAATCATTAATAGCAGATACAACACCTCAGCTAGGTGGCAACTTAGATTTAAATGGTCAAAGCATTACTGGTACTGGAAGCATTAATATAACAGGCACAATTAGTGCTAGTGGCAATATTAACTTAGGTGACGGTGTCGCCGGTGATGTACTTGTTATAGGCGGATCAATACAAGGACATTTAGTTCCGGATACAGACATTACTTGGAACTTAGGTTCAGGATCAAAGCAGTTTAACGAAGCATGGATTAGTCAGCTTAATGTAGAAAACCAACTTACTGTTGGAAGAATCATGGGCTCCTTAATTGCAGACGATAGTACTGTAGTATTTGACTCAGAAACTGGCTTAGTTACTGCAGACCAACTTACTGGCACATTACCGGCAGGGGTTATTCCTGCTGCAATGACATCTAACATAACTGGTAACTTAACTGGTAACGCTGACGGTGCGCACACAGGTACATTTGATGGTGACATGACAGGCTCACTATTTACTGACGATAGTACGTTAGTAGTAGACGGAGTTAATGGATCCATGCATGCTTCATCATTTATACCAAATGGTGATCAAATTAAAGTAAGTTCACTATCAGCAGCTACTAGTGTAAAACAACAAATTATATCATTAGACTTAGACAGTGAACTTATTCTTACTAGAAAATCTGCATCAGATTTAAGTGCAAGTTCGGCAACGTTAGGCACAATATCATTCGGAGTAGAAGATTCGAACGGTGCAAAATCAGGTGCAATTATACTTGGTAACAGAAATTCACTATATCTAATGGCAGATAGTACTGGAGTATTTACAGATGCGACACTAGCAGTAACACTAACTGACGGTAAACTAGCAGTAGGTAGCTTTGGTCCTGCAACAGAAAAACTTGATGTAGTAGGAAATATTAAAGCAAGCGGGTCAATTCAGCCAGGTGTGTATGCTGATAATACTGCACGTGACGCGGCAATTACAAGTCCAGTAGCAGGTATGATAGTGTTTAACACAACAGGTACTAAATTCCAAGGGTACACTGGTAGTGCTTGGGCAGACTTAAACTAAAAACTAGTCTAACATAAATTAACAAAAGGCACGCTATGTGCCTTTTTCTACCTTAGAAGCATTAAAATACGTTAAATACTATATAAAAGTAAGAGGTGTATATGGAAATATTAATTGCAATAATTATAGGTATCTTATGGAGTCAAGTGATCAGTCACTGGGGCGCAAGTATATTGCTTCATAGATACTACTGTCATAAACAATTTAAAGTACCAGTATGGTTTGAAACTATCGGATTGGCAATGCTAATGGTAGCGTGTATTCGTACACCAATTGGGTGGATTGCTAGCCATAGAATGCACCATGCACACAGTGATAGTAAAAATGATCCGCACTCAGCTAAACATGTTGGGTATTGGAGAGTATTATTCACTACATGGAATATACCTAAAATTCCTATGAAGTATGCACGTGACCTATATGCTAATAAACAATTAGTCTTTTGCCACAAGCACTGGCTTAAAATATTAATTGTTGTAAATATTGTTAGCTTTCTTATTAGTCCGTACTTTTGGATTGCATTTTGTGCGACACCGTTTATATTTGCTAAAATAGGATTCGGCCTACTTAATACAGTAGGACACAAAGTCGATGGCGGTGCCGACGTTCCATGGTTAAATTTGTTTATTGCCGGTGAAGGTTATCACAGACAGCATCACAATAACTTCCGTAGAGTAAGATTGCACAAATGGGACACTGCTGGATGGATTGCTGAAAAACTTTTTGTTATAGAAAGATAATTATGAATAAAAAAAACTTACCAACTATAGCTGATCTAGGATTAAA